TGGCGGACGAGATCGTGAAGAAGTACGGCGGCACGATGATCCGCGAAAATTGACACTTTTTTCCTTTCACTATCTTGCTTTTTCGGCGAGAATATGCTTGTAGAGGGCCTGCCGCTCCAGGACCTCATCATTGAATATGAGGTGATGAAATGGATACCGGAGTTGTTATCAGCATCGCTGCGGTGCTGATCTCGCTGATCGGCCTGATTCTTAACAGCAGGAAAGACACGCGGAGTGATGCCGCCTCCAGCGCAATCATTCAGACGAAATTGGACAGCGTGATCACCGGCGTGGATGATATCCGCGTTGAGATGCGGGCCATGCGGGAGACCATCAGCGATCATGGGGAACGGCTGGCGAAACTGGAGGCCAGGGCGGCCTCAAATACACACAGATTAGATACCATTGAAGGAAAAAAGTGAAAGGAGTGCTGATCATGAAGTACGATTGGAAAAAGTGGGCTGTGGCTGCGCTGATCCGGGCGATCCGCACCTTTGCGGAGTCTGCCCTGGCGTACATCGGCACGGGGGCGATTGTCCTGGGGGATGTGAACTGGCTGGCGGCGCTGTCTGCCGGCGCCCTGGGCTTCATCATGGCATGGCTGCTGGCGCTGGCCGGCCTGCCGGAGGTAAAACCTCCCGAACCGGGAGAGTAATATAGGAGGGCAACACAATGGACGAAACCGCAATGATTCCCTATTTCGCGCATGAGGGCGAGATGAACCGGGCCGAGAGGGCAAATAAACGGCTATGGGTCATCATCATCATCCTGATCGTGGCCCTGGTGGGCACAAACGCAGGGTGGATCATCTATGAGAGCCAGTTTATTGAGACGGAAACAACAATAGATCAGCAGGTGGATACCGGAGTCGGAACAGCTGTTGTAAGCGGAACAGGAGATGCGATTTATGGCAAAGATAGTGCAGAAGATCACAGTGCGGAGACGGTACCGGGTCGTTAACGGTGATAAGAAAACCTGCCCGACATGTAAAGGAACCGGGAAGGTTGGATGATTCCGGATCTGTGCCGGAGCGACATCGAGCAGCTGATGCACGAATGGATGATCGGCCCGAACGCAGAGCGTGACAGAGCGATCCTCTCCCGGCGCCTGTTTGACGGCATCACCTATGAGCGCCTGGCCGAGGAATTCGATCTGTCTGTCCGGCACACGAAAAAGATCGTCTATGACGCGGAAAACAAGCTTTTCAGGCACATTCCCTGATCATAAGGGGATGTGCTTTTTGTTTGCATGAAAAATCATTTTACCCGTTGACATTACAATTATAAAGTTGTATTATTATCATGCAAACAGGCCACAGGCCGGAAAGCGAGGGCAAACACAATGATGACTACAGAGGAAATGATCCATGGCATGAAGGCGCAGACATTCGGGGTCGAGGTTGAGGGCAACAACATCACCCGGGAGAATGCCGCGAAGGTGGCTGCCGGATATTTCGGCACCAACCATTATGAATACACCGCGCATGTGGACGGGTATTACACCTGGAGCGCATGGGACGCACAGGGGCGCAAGTGGAAATTCCAGCGGGATTGCAGTATTCACGGGCCGGATGAGGAGAAATGCGAGCTGGTGACGCCGATCCTCAAGTATGAAGACATGGAGATGTTCCTGGAGCTGCTGCGGAGGCTCCGGCACGCGGGAATGAAGAGCTGCCCGGCCAGGGGATGCGGAGTGCATATCCATGTAGGGCTGAAGGGGCTGGACGGCCGGGATCACGATGCAAAGAGCCTTCGGAACCTGGCCAACATGATGGCGGCTCACGAGGAGCAGATCGGCCGGGCCATCTGGATCGATCACAACCGCACAGCCACCTACTGCAAGACGGTTGACCCGGATTTCCTCAAGCGGCTGAACGAGGAGAAGCCGAAAACCATGGATCAGCTTCGGCAGATCTGGTACGAAGGAAACCACGCCGTCCACGGCCAGGATCAGCACTACAATGATTCCAGGTACCACATGCTGAATCTGCACGCCAGCTTCACGAAGGGAACCGTAGAATTCAGATTGTTTCAGTTTGACAATCCTCACGGAGGGAAACAGGGCGGAATCCACGCCGGACGGATGAAGGCTTATATCCAGCTGGTGCTGGCCATGAGCAACATGGCGAAGGAGATGTACAGATCCTCCCCCACCCCGCAGCAGGAAGAGAATCAGAAGTACGCCATGTACTGGTGGATGCGCCGGCTGGGGATGATCGGCGAGGAATTCGAGACAGCGAGGATGCTCCTGGTTGGGAAGCTGGAGGGGAAAACCTCCTACAGACACGCGGCCTGACGGGCCGTTAAAAAAAGGTTTACAATACAACTTGTAAAATGTATAATATCAGTAAGAAAGCCGAGCCTGGGCGGCGGGTCCCCGGCAGAAGGAGGGCAAACATGAAGAAGTACACCATTAAGTCAGAATACCTGCCCCTGTATGGAGAAGACGCGGATGAAAACACCATCATCACCCAGGAAGATATCGAGCGCTTCGCAGCCGACTGGGAAAAGCCGGCTGAGGAGCTCCTGGATCAGCTCGAGGAAGTTGGTGAATCGCTGTTGGAGGAATAAGATTGGAGGTGAAAAGATAATGATTTACGTAATCGCTGCATGGGTTCTTCTTGGCGGGCTATTTGGAGGAATTGTTCAGATCATATTTACTATGCAGGACACAGATGAGATTTCATATAATACAGCCTTTTGGTTTGTAGCACATTTTTATGAAACCTATAGAGATCAAATTAATCGTACAGGTATAATTGTGGCAATTGTTTTTATCTCTGTTTTGATTTTGCCAGGTTCTCTATTGATCATAGCATTGGTAACATTAAGCAAATTGTTTTCTGCATTTTGGGAAGCATTTAAGTTTGTTTTCAGGAAAAGAGGAGGGGATGCCAATGGATCTGGAAAACATGATACCGATTGCTGAATACGCGCTCCGGATCGGCAAGGCCACGATCACGGTGGCGGACAAGTGCCGGCGTGGGAATCTTCCTGGCGCTGTGAAGATCGGCCGGGACTGGTTCGTGCCGAAGGACGCGGAATATCCTGATTTCCGCGTGAAAAGCGGGAAGTATGTCGGGACCAGGGAAAAGAAGGATAAAAGATAGGAGGATGGCGAACATGACAAACTATGGAAAATTTGTCAAAACCTTCCCGAACATACCCGATTTGTCCGGTTTTGATCTTTGGGGGGATTTTTGGGACGAGGAGTATTGCGAAGAGAAGAATATAGCAAATCGCGTTGAAAAATTGCTCAATAGTATAAAAAATGATAAAGAAAAGCCAGACGATGCTCAAATGTCTGATGAGGATATGGCAAAGTACATTGCAAAATTGCGCGATAGCATAAAGATTGATTTGTCAAAGGATCACCTTGCAAACATGGCAGATAAAAAACATGTCATGAGCTGGCTTGAAGGCTTGGCGCAGGATGACTGGCACATGTACCATTCAGATTCCGAAGTGCAGGAGATCGCAAAAGAAGCTCTTGCCCTGCTGACAGAGCAAGAAGTGAAAACATGGTATTAGATTGATAGCGCCGGTAATGACAAGTGTTCTATCTGTGGAGCGGAATATTCAGATTTATACCCGGATTATGGAAACACTCCTTTCTGTCCAAACTGCGGCACAAAAATGAAAGGTCGGAGAGAAACATGAAGATATTTGTTAGAAAAGCAAGCGGCTCATGGAGAAAAGGAAAGGTCACGGAATGTGAAAATTTGCAAGATTGCATAGACACACTGCTTGAAACTGCAGACTTTGGGGGTTATGAACCTGGGGTTATTGTGCAAAAAGCAGATGACATGACAAAAGACATATGCGGTGAAATGTGTGAGTATGTAGTCACGATATATGACGATTGGGTTGGGTGATATTTGTGGCGAAACGCTGATTGAGTGCAATCGACCAGCCCTTGGTGATGAAACTGAAATTCATGTGGGGGACTGGTTCTGCCCTGACGGGAAAAGTAGATAAAGAATTAAGGTACAACGACCGCTTCGGCGGTCTTTTTTTATGCACTTTTTTAGCACGGAACTCGCACGAAATATGCACGCGTGTATCCTCGTGCAAACAATCATAAAGCGCGAGAATACAGGCAAAGGAGGCGATCCTGTGAATAAATTGATCGCACGGCTGATTGAATGCGGGATGACCAGGGAAGTGGCCCTTTGCATGGCCAGGCAGTACAAGGGAGATCCGCATGCATTCGAGCTGTACGTGGAGAGCGTGGAGGAGTCGAGCCGTGAGCAGATGGAGGAGCTATAACCCGAATCCGGCCGGGAGGGCTGTCGGAGATTGCTCCGTCCGTGCAGTTGCAGCAGCGCTGGGAATCAGCTGGGAGGATGCGTATTCGCGGATCGCAAAGGCCGGGTACCAGATGGCGGATATGCCAAGCAGCAACGGCGTATGGAGCGCGGTTCTCCGACAAAACGGATTTTACCGGCACAATCTTCCAAACAGCTGCCCGGATTGCTACACCATGGAGCAGTTCGCTGAGGATCACCCGGATGGTGTGTACGTGGTCGGGACTGGAAACCATGTGTGCACGATCCGGGACGGATGGATATTGGACGCCTGGGACTCTTCCAGGGAAATCCCAGCATTTTACTGGCGAAAGGAGCGCTAAGAATGCCGATAGCATTTCGCGATTTTCTTTGTTTCGACCGGAGCGAACAGAACGTCCGCCGTGGGCTTTCTCCCGGAATCTATTATCCGAGAATAGCGTCTGTAGGCCGTCTTGTATGGGAAGCCCAGATGAGTGCATAAAGCCCGAAGACACCAGGCTTTTCCTTTGTATTCAACTTTGATGGTGTTCGTCTTGTTCTTCTGCTGATCAGCGTTTGAGATCCAGCGGCAGTTATCCGGAGAATACCCAAGGCTGTTATCGATACGGTCTATGGTCAGGTCATCTGAGTAACCATTTGCCATAGCCCAATCCCGGAAAGGCTCAAAGCTGGCGGCCCATTCATCACAGACGGTGATCCCCTTTTGGTAATAGGACTTCGCGGATTTGTCCTTTTGGTTAGAGCATCTTCGCTTCATGCTAAGCCACTCATGGAAAAGCCTTGTTTTAGACATTCCATGCGTCTTGTTTATCCCTTTCTTCTTCTCGCTGACGATGCATCCGCAGTTGGTAGAACGACCGCTGACGAGGGATGCGCGGATTACGGATCTTTCCGTTCCGCAGGTACATCTGCAGATCCAGTAGGAATTTCGAGAACCGGGGTGCGGATCATCTTTCCGCAAAACAAGCCAATGACCGAAGGTCTTTCCGGAAATATCGAAGTTTCCCAAAAGCGTCACCTCCCAAACGTATTCATTATACCATGTTCCCCATGACAAATCAAGGAGGCACACCAATGATCAATCAATTCGGACAGTTTATTCCTGATTATCCTGGCCAACAGTATTACCAGGACCCGGCGTATATGCGGTACATGGCGCAGCAGCACCAGCCGCAGGTACAGGCACAGCAGGCAAATCAGCAGCAGAATAGCCGCATGGTGGAGGTTGTGCCGGCGGCCAGCGAGAAGGCTGCGGAGGAATTCCCGGTGGCCGCAGGTGCTACGCAGATGATCATCGGGTCGGATGACTCGTTTGTGGCGGTGAAATCCGTCAGCGTGACCGGCCAGGTCACCTTCGACATCTATGACAAACGGCCTCCGGCGCCGCCTGTGCAGCCGCTGAACCCGGATGACTATGTGAGGAAGGACGAAGTGTCCGTGCTGATCGCAGAGGCGCTGAAAACGGCCAAAACGGGCCGAAAAACGGCTTCTGCTGAGAAGGAGGAAGAATGATGGGCCTTTTTGACAGATTGGGCGGCAATGGGCGTTCTGCACAGCCGCAGGGGCATCCGGTAACACCGCAGGAGATGCGGACGGAGATGGGCAGGATTCAGCAGAATCCGGCATCCTATCTGAAGCAGCGTGGATTCAACATTCCCGCCGGGATGAGTGATCCGAAGCAGATCACACAGCATCTCCTGCAAACAGGCCAGGTCGGGAATCCGCGGCTCCAGATGGTCATGAGGATGCTGGGGCGGTAATCGCAAATTAATTGCAAGTTAATCGCAAGTTAATCGCAAGTTTACTTGATTCGCAAGCCTGGAAAGCGGCTTTCAGCGGTTGCAAACGTTGAAAATCAACGAATTCCTTACTTGATGGCAACTCTCACATGATCCATTTCGGTGAGTGCGCATAGCCGATTACGGATAAATAAATCGAAAGGAATCAAAAGAATATGGCACTTACAGATGAAAACGGCACGGGCATGGTGATGCCTGTGCAGCCGATGTACGGCACCGGTTACGGCAATGGCGGAAGCGGATTTTTTGGCGGCGACTGGGCCTGGATCATCCTCCTGCTGCTGATCGGCGGCAATGGCTGGGGATTCGGTGGCGGCTTCGGCGGTGGCATGATGCCCTGGATGATGGGCGGCGCCATGCAAGGCTTCGGGCTGGATTACCTGTATCCGTGGCTCAACAACTCCCAGCACATCAGCGATGGATTCCGGGATCAGAATCTGCAGACTTCCATTTCCGGCCTGCAGAACAGCGTGACCGCCGGCTTCGGCGATGTCCAGCTGGGCATTGCTGGAATCAACCAGAATCTGTGCCAGACTGGCAACGCTATCACAGGCGCGGTCCGGGATGGATTCTATGGCGCTGAGATCGCCGCAAACGGAAGGCAGATGGCGAACATGCAGCAGCTGTACGGCATCCAGAGCAAACAGCAGGAGTGCTGCTGCGAGACCCGGGCCGCGATCGCGGACACCAAATATACGATTGCGACCGAGGCGTGTGCGACCCGCCAGGCAAATGCTGACAACACGCAGAGAATCCTGGATAAGCTGTGCCAGCTGGAGCTGGATGGCGTGAAGCGTCAGGTCGCTGACGAACAGCGCGAGAACGCCAACCTGCGCAGCGATCTGCAGTATGCCCGCAATCAGGCCGACCGTGCGGCGCAGAATGCTTTCATCCAGAACGGGTTCAACAACGAGATCGATGCCTTGTATAATAGGCTCGCTTCCTGCCCGATCCCCAGTACCCCGGTATATGGGCGCACCAATATTTTCAGCTGCCCCAGCCAGAACCCCGGCTGCGGCTGCGGCTGCGGAACCGGCGCGTTCTGACGGAGGTGTGAACCATGGCTGAGTATATCACATCAGGTCAGCAGAATGTTCTTCTGAACCAGCCTGCTGTATTCGATGCGTCCATCCCGTGCAGAAACGGCTTTGTTTTCCACGAAGACGGATCTGGGATCTTTACTCTCTGCGGCAAGACCTCAAACTGCTTTGCCAGATACCAGATTACATTCAACGGGAATGTAAGTCTGCCTGAAGGCGGAACGGTTGTTCCTATCGCTGTGGCTCTTGCGGTAAACGGAGAAACAAAACTGACAAGCAGGGCAATTGTTACGCCTGCCGCGGCTGAAGAGTTCTTCAACGTGACAAGCACCGCGATTATCACGGTTCCGAAGGGCTGCTGCTATTCGGTTTCCCTCCGGGCCGTGCCTGCAAGCGATGATCCGACCGTAACGCCCGCGCCCGTGATCGTTCTCCAGGATGGCAATCTGGACATTAGCAGAATAGCGTAAACGCCCCATGCGATTCCCCTTGCTTACAATTACCATATTGAATTAAAGGCAATATCGCTATATAATTGTAAGCAAGGAGGGATTTAGCATGAAGAGGATGGATCTTGTAGGACAAAAATTCGGCAGGCTGTTGGTTATCGCAAAAAGCGAGCCTTTGCATGGACATGTAAGGTGGCTTTGCAAATGCGACTGCGGGAATGAGCGTATAGTTCATGGCTCAGCTTTGAAGTCTGGTAATACTACAAGCTGCGGATGCTATAAGACGGAAAACGCCAAAAGATTGTATTCCAGCGTAAGGCAAAACAACAAACGTTTATACGCTGTTTGGAATGGTATAAAGCAAAGGTGTCTGAACAAGAATAACAGGTCTTACAGCAACTACGGCGGTAGAGGAATCAAGATCGATGAGGAATGGGCCCGCGATTATGAATCATTTTATAATTGGGCTATGCGATCAGGATACCATGATGGGATGGAAATAGATAGGATTGATAACGACGGAGATTATTGCGAGGATAACTGCCGCTTTGTGAATCGGGAAGTACAGTCCAACAATAAGCGGAATGTTAAACTCTACGAAATTGATGGAGTTTCCAAATCCTTGGCCCAATGGTGCAGAGATTATAACCAAGAATACTACTTGGTTCGGCAAAGAGTTTACAAACTTGGATGGCCTATCAAGGAAGCACTAACAGCACCGAAAAACTACGATTACTCCAAGAAGGAAGGAGGAAAGGATCATGGATTACCTCAAGGATTATGAGGATGGTTGCGAGGTTTTGCACGAAAAATACCGCGATTCCATCCGCAAGATCAAAAACAACGGCATGAGCGCCAGCGACCTGGATCAGCTGGAAAAGCTGACTCATTCCATGGCCAGCATCAAGAAGATGATGAAGATGGAAGAGGACGGCGGAGAAGAATACAGCGGCCGGTATCCCTACTGGATGGGCGGCACCTATGCTGACGGAAACGGCATGGGCGGCGGAATGACCAACGGAGGAAGCTATGCCCGTGGGCGCAGGAATGCCCGCCGGGACAGCATGGGCCGGTATTCCGGCGAGCGCGGATACTCCCGTACGGATTTCGCGGACGAGCTGCGCGAGCTGATGGAGCAGGCCCCGGACGAGAGGACGCGTCAGAAGATCCAGCGCATGGCCGAAGAAATCGAAAACGCGTAAGGGGGTGAGCGCCCTTGATCCGTGAGGAAGATCTGCAGGAGGCAATAGCCGAATGCCAGGGGCAGAGGAACCCAAACGCAAACACAGCCATCAAGCTGGCCGCTTTCTATACGATTCGCCGGGAGCTGTTCGGGGAAGATAAGGACGCCGGGCCGCTCCCTGGCTATTCCTACGCTGCTCCGCAAACCGCGTCGGAACCTATGATTGAGAATGACAGCGACAGCGAGTTTGCACGGCTGATCGATGGGAGACCGCAGAAAGAGGTTTGGCCTCTGATGGATGAAATGATGGACACGATCCATGCAATCCATCCTCGCCTGTATAGGGCGGTGATGGATCGGCTCCGGTGAAAACCGGGGCCTTTTTTCGTGCAAACAAAAGGACTTTAATGATTTTTATTGTTGTTTAATGCTATTTTGCGTTGTTTCGTGAAAATTTATGTTTATTTTGCTCTTTTTGACTATTTACAATGCAATTCAAAAGTTGTATTATAATACCGAACCGAGGGAAACCGAGGAAATCAAAGGAGGGCAAACACGATGATGAAGGTAACAAGGTACGGCGGGAGCTGGAGCGCAAAGGGACAATATAGAGAGATGAGCGTACGGGAGATGGTTAATTGGATGAACAAGTACGGGTATAAGCTGACGTGGAAGAAGCATCTCCCGGATGGACGGATCAACATGACATATCGGAAGGAAGGATGCGGAACCCATTACGGTGTGATGTACATCCCAGAAGCCTGACACCGGCAGACGGGGCCTCCACCGGAGACCTCGTAGCCGCTGCCAGACAGCGGAGAAAGTGAGGGCAAACACATGACCATGAAGGAGAAGCTGAAGATCCATGCGGAGATCGAGCGCGAGAACGCGCGGAAGCTGAAGGAATGGAAGGAGGGCAAGGCGGCATGATTGAATATTCCGTTATACTGAAGCGGTTTCCCGGATCAACCCGCCCGGACGTATGCATTTTCCGGGATGAAAACCGGGATGTGGCATTGCGCGAAATGCACAGATACGTCAAGCAAAATGGTTTTTCCATCCATGACCGTGACGGTCATTTCACAATTGCCAATGTCGTTCTGGAAGAGAAAGAGCCAATTGTTGGCTCCCCTGTCATCAGCGTAACCCCGTACTGCGAACTGTTTAACGATTAACCGACACGCCGACCCGGGGCGGCTTTTCCCCGGCGTTTTGGAACATGAGATACAGATTGCAAAGGAAAACACAACGAGTAATGCCGAATGTGCTTGGAAACCACTCATTCCCTGTGTATACACATTATTGGAAGGATATTGCAGTATCAGACGATTTGATGTCCCTTAAGCGGCTCATGCCGAATGATAAGGACTATCGAATAGAGGACACGAAAAAGGGAATTGAAGAAGATAACGAATGAGCGAGCCGGGGCGGTATATCCCCGGCGTTTGCATAAAACGTGAGGAGGAACAGAAATGAAAGAAAAACTATATCTTGCCTATGGATCAAACCTCAACTGGCTACAGATGATGCGCCGGTGCCCGAGTGCAATACCTGTTAACAGATCTGTTATTGAGGATTATCAGCTTGAATTCCGGCGCGGGTACTTGACTATCGAGCCGAAAAAAGGGGCATCCGTTCCCGTTGGGATCTGGAGGATCATGGAGGCTGACGAGTGGGCTCTGGATCGGTATGAAGGTTATCCGCGATTCTACAAAAAGGTATATTTTGATGTTCCAAACAGTCCGGAGCCTTGCATGGTGTATATCATGCAGGACGGCTATCCGATCCAGGCACCGACAAATGAGTATCTGACTATATGCCGGATCGGTTATAAAGACTTCGGCCTGGATCTTGATCCGCTGATGGCGGCGTATGAAAAGGCGAAGTGGGGTGATGATGAATGAAACGTCCGGAGATCCATTTCAGATCCAGCGGGCCTTCCGGGAACATCTATGCGATCCTGAACATGTTCAAGGACGAATTTCGGAAACAGCGCAGAATCACGGAGTACAACGATACATGGAATCGTGTTTGCATGAGCGGATCGTATGATGAAGCGCTTGCAATTATCCGGGAAAAGGTCGACCTGATAGATGACGACGGAAGGTACTGACTTCCACTACCGTTTATACTACCAAAGTTGGACGGAAATGATCATTTTGATATGATTTGGACATCATTTCGTGCAAACAAAAGGGCCCGTGATCGTTAGAAATCACGGGCTCTTCTTTTGCTCCCCAGGTAGGGCTCGAACCTACAACCCTTCGGTTAACAGGCGAAAAGTTGTACAATGTACCAGCCCTTATTTTTCAACGTTTGTACCTTGTCCTAATTCTTCTCCACTACCATTTCCACTACGAAACAGCGTTTTTTTGATCCTTTCGGCCTCTTTTTCGGAGCGATCATCGGATGCTTCATCGTAGATCTTCATGATCATTTTCGCGTCTTTGTGGCCCATCCAGCGGACGCAGGTGTGCAGCTCCACCGGAGGATCTGCGTCCCGGCACATGCAGCAGAAGCTGTGCCGGAGATCGTAAGGAACCACGGTGAAGGAACGCCATGGCTGGAGCTGGCCGCCTGCGTCCAGGATGGCCTTGTGTTCCCTGGTCCTGCCGTACCAGCGCTTCGGACAGCCGTTGATGGCCGTTTCCATGCAAACAACGTATGACTCCCACGCGGAGCGCCATGCCTGGATCGTAACCTGTTCTCCTTTCGCGCTGGTAATCAGACGCCCTTTCCTGCCGGAGAGGGCCTTTTTTAATGGCGGGAAAAGGGGGATCGTACGGGCTGCCTGATCCGTTTTGCCCTTCTTCGTCAGCTCATAATGGTTGGAATCCTGAATGTGAGCAAACTCATGCAGGGTGATGGTTTCTGCTTTGAAATCCACATCCCGTTCGATCAGTACGGCCTTCATTTCCTGCGGGCGGATGCCGGCATAGAGCATGGCCATGACGGCCGGGTGTGCGCGGTGATCCGTGCAGAGGGTCTCGATCCAGGTCCGTTCCTCCCTGGTGATCTGTCTGTGGCCGCCTACGGTGCCTCTGTGGGGCATGGCCGGCTTTTCCATGGCGGGGGTCGTCCGCAGATATCCGTCTGCCACAATGGCGTCAAAAAGGGCGCAGAAAAGCTGCTTTCCGGCTTTGATGTAAGAGTCTGACAGGCCCAGGTACGCTGAAGAATAAACGGATTTGATCTGTGATGGTTTGACAGATGTTACCGGGAGATCCCCGTACAGATCCGTCAGCTTGCGCAAATGGATGCGCAGGCCGCCCATGGTGGATGCGGAAACAGCCGGATATGCCCTTTTGATCCATGAGGCGCTGTATTCAGCAATGGTCGGCGGTGCGCCGAGCTTCAGCTTTTCCAGGCGTTTGAATTCTTCGCGCTGGGCAAGACAGTCCTCATCATCCAGGGAATAAAACCATTGATCTTTGTACCGGCAGACATAATACCCGTCTGCGCGCCGTTTCAGGCGCTGTCTTTTCTGGCGCGGCATCAGACTTTTTCCTCAAAGAGATATCCGCAGTCATTGCAATGGAAAGAATGCTTTTTCTTGCCGTTGAGAGCTCCGGCAGCCGCTCCAAGCGGGCCGAGAAGAGCACCGCCGATCAGACCCTTTGTGATGGATACCTTCTTTTTTTCGGAAACTTCCTCAACATTCGTACTCTTGCACTTCGGGCATTTCAGATAACGTCCCATGATCACACCTCCTTTCTACTGATTTTCTGCCTCCTCTATGGTTCGCTGGTTATAAAAATCATCATGCTCCAAGTGATTCAATTCGTGAGCAAACGCTTCGCGCTTTGCAGAGGGAGACAGCTGATCATTGATATAGATGTTCGGAAAGTCGCTCCCGTCCCGGGTCAGCTTCACGCATCCGAGAACATCCCCTGGGAGATTTACAACGCGAACTGCATATTCTCCTTCCAGAAGCTTCATTCCATGTCCTCCGGCTCCAGGGCCTTCAGCATGGCAGCCGCCGCGCGGATGTGCTCCGGCGTGGCTTTTCTGGCCGCATCAAACAGGGCGCGGGTATTTGGATCACGGCGCAGCTGCTCCCGGAGAGCCATGACATCATCCTGTTCCTGCTTCATATCCGACCGGCCCAGGAGCTGATCCACCGTTACATCCAGCGCGTCCGCGATCCTGGAGAGGGCCTGCGCACCAGGCTCCACTTTTCCGGATTCGTATTTGGCAATAGTTACACGATTCAGCGAGGACAGCTCCGCAAGCTGATCCTGGCTGTATCCGCGATCTTTCCTTATCTCCCTAATCCTGTCTCCTGTTTCGTACACAGGCGCCACCTCCCTTTTCTTTAATTGTAGCATTGTGGATACAAAAAATAAATAGCACAAAAGATACAAAAGGGGTTGCAAATGAGTAGCCACTATGCTACAATGTTTCCAGTAGCAAGAAGGCTACCCGGAAGGAGGGAGAAAATGGAAAACAACAGGCTACAGACCATGCGGAAAGCGCGAGGGCTGACGCAGGTACGGCTTTCGCAGAAAGCAAACGTCTGCCGATCGATCATCGCACGGCACGAGACCGGGCGCTGCTGCATGTCCACGGCGAACCTGGCGAAGGTCGCAAAGGCGCTGGGGTGCCGGATCGATGACATCATCGGAGGGAAAAGCGATGGAGCGGCTTCTTGATGTCCTGGCCATGATGGAGCGCTATCACTGCTCCAGGCAGACGGCGATCCGGTACATGAGGAAGATGGAGCACCAGGAAAAGCCGTTCATGGTACGGGAGAGCGTTGTGAAGGCATGGGACGAGAGCAGGACGGTGCAGCCGCCGGAGGTGATCCGGGCGGAGATGAGGCGTCAGCGGATGATGCGCAGGATCTGCGCAGGATGAGAAGGAGGGCAAACATGGGCATCGATGAGATGTACGAGGCGGAAAGCGCCAGGATCTGGGAGGAGATCAACACGGAGAAGGAGATCTGCAGGACGGACATTGCATACCACCTGGGGCAGGCATGGGACAGCCTGACGGAAGCGTATGCGGAGATGGGCGATGCGGCGTATGGCATAGAGGGGCATCCGGTGTATGACGAGATCTGCTCCCTGATGAGCGATCTGGACGGGCTGGAAAGCGCCATTCAGAAGCTCCGGGAACGGCTGGAAAAGGAGGCCAAAAGCGCATGAACACCTACGGATATTTCATGGCGGGTACCGGATCGGCGCGCTGGCGCAGGATGACGCTGATGGAGCGTATCCGGCTGTGGAGGCGGCGCCGGGTGCGGGACGATCTGGAAGGCATTTGCTGACAAAAGAAAGCGCCGGCCTCCAGGGCAAGGAGACAGGCGCTGCAGATGTTGAGGGCAAACACAACATCTGAGGTAAGTATAGCACAATCAACGATTTTGAACAATAGGAGGAAGAAACATGAGCGAGGCGCGGAAGATTGAACTCGATGAGGAGGATCTGCAGGAGGTTGCCATCTTTGACGATGACAGCGCGGAATATATGCTCCGGCGGATTCGGGAAGCGAACGATCAGTACGAGCGCATGGAAGCCTGGTACACCCATCAGCTGGAGAAGTGCCGGGAAGTCCGGGACCGGACGGTGGCATGGGCGGAGAACAGTCTGCGTGGCTACCTTGATATGGTTCCCGCGAAGGAGACAAAGACCCAGCGCTCCTACGAGCTGCCCGGCGGGAAACTGGTGCTGAAGCGCCAGGCGCCGAAATTTGAAACAAAGGACGAGGATCTGGTTCCCTGGCTGAAAGCAAACCGGCCGGAGCTGGTGAAGATCAAGGAAAGCAGCGACTGGGAGAACCTGAAGAAAGAGCTCAAGATCAGTCCTGAAGGGACAAGCATGGTTACCGAAGACGGCGAGATCGTTCCTGGCATCACGGTCACGCCGCGGGAAGATAAATTCACCGTAACGATTAAGTAACGAGGAGGGCAAACACAATGGGCAAGATCTATTCCGAACTGGCGCGGATTCAGCAGAGCCTGAAGGCGCCGAAGAACCTCTACAACAAGTTCGGGCAGTATTACTACCGGAACGCGGAGGGCATCCTGGAGGCGGTGAAGCCGCTGCTGGGCGGCATGGCGCTGGTGATCAGCGACGAGCCGGTGGTGATCGGCGAGCGGTACTACATCAAGGCCACGGTCACACTGACGGACGGGAGCGAGACCGTTTCCACGGTGGCCTACGCCCGGGAGGATGAGACGAAAAAGGGCATGGACGGCTGCCAGATCACGGGGGCCTGCAGCTCCTATGCGCGGAAGTACGCGCTCAACGCCCTGCTGATGATCGATGACAACAAAGACAGCGACGACGATTCCCTTTCTCCGAAGAATCCGGAGAATGATCCGAAGAAACAACAGGTTCAGAGCTCTAACGTGCGGCCGCAGAACGCCGCGCAGCAGGCTTCCGTGAGCGCGGTGGACAAGATCCCCGCGCCGCAGGCGAAGGCGCCGGAAACGGCCCCTGTGCAGCCGGAAACGCCCGGGGCTTACATCAAGCGCCGGATCGCGGAATTCACGGCGAAGAACAAAGACTTCAACTTCCTGGCCTGCCGGCAGGCGCTGATCGATGCGAAGATCGTGGAGGATGTGCCCAGCGCCATCATCCGTATGCCCCAGGCGGTGGATCTGATGGATGCCATCGATAAGAATTTCTTCACGAAGGCGGGTTGATTGAATGGAGGCCATGCTGACGGGATTCAGCCTCAACCGTGACGGGACGCAGAACGTGACCGTCACGGTGGCCTCCGATTTCAGCAACGAGTATGACGAGCTGAAGGAGGCTCCGGTGGAGATCACCATCAAGAAGGCCGTGAAACACCGGAGCATGGAGGCCAACCGCTACTGCTGGGTGCTGGTGGATCAGATCGCGGCGAAGCAGAACATGAAAAAAAGCGAGGTATACCGCAACGCGATCCGGGACATCGGCGGGGTCAGCACGGATTCCATGATGAAATCTGAAGCCGTGCCGGTTTTCCGGCAGATTTGGGAAAAGCAGGGGCTTGGGAACCAGGTGGAGGTTGTGGACGAGGATGAGTACGGATGGTCTACGGTGCGGATCTACTACGGATCAAGTCATTATTCGGCTTCGCAGATGCATGCATTGTTGGAATCCCTGATCCAGGATGCAGAGGCTTTGGGTATCCCTACCATCACGCCGAAGGAAGAGGAGCGGATGATCGGAAAATGGGCGATGAAGAAGCATGAGCAAGAGCATTCTGCAGAATGAAAAGCGGTGCTGGTTCTGCGGATCTGTGGTTGGGCTGGAATGCCATCACATTCTTGGCGGCACGGCCAACCGGAAGCTGAGTGAAAAGTACGGGCTGAAGGTGTGGCTGTGCCACAAGCACCACACAGGGAAAGACGGGGCACAGTACAATGCGGAGCTGAACCGGCAGCTGAAGATGGATGCGCAGTACGCTTTCGAGCAAATTTATGACCGGGCTACCTGGATGCGGATATTCGGGAAAAATTATTTGTGAGGTGACGAGCATGACGCAGAAAGAGCGGATCAGAAAGTACCTGGA